TACGAACAAAAGATTAAAGAGTTAAAGGGTAGGAGGATAGCATATCACAGAGACGCTATTACTGATACGTTATGGGGGTCGGGAATGATGGCTGCTGGATATATAACAGCTCTTATGGGTTTATCGGTTGGCACGTTATCTTGGATGACTAAAGAACAACGGGAAAAGTTTATGCATAAAAACCCAAAAGCTAAACCAAACAGTATATTAGGTTGGCAATATAAAGAGTTTTTACCTATTTCTGGACCGTTCGCTATAGGAGCCGATTTAGCTATGGTTTCTATATTAAGGGAAGAAGAAGACGATACAGGCAAAGCTTTGTTACAAAAAGACCAAACTGAATTTAATGTTGCTTTGAGGTCTTTAATTGAAATGGGTAAAGAGGTTCCAGTTGCTGGTGGTTTAAAATCAGCAGAGCGAGTGCTTAGTGGAGACGACGATATGATGAAGGGTGTGTTATCCGACTGGGGAGCATCGTTTGGTTTAGTACCTGCTCAAATCAGAAAGTTACTAGAAATTTATTTCGGTGACGGAGATATAGATGAGCTTAAAGGTGGTACTATAGAAGACCGAATGTTATACCGAATGATTGGTTACAATAAAACAGGCAATAAAAAGGTAGACCACTTCGGCGAAGATATGCCGTCTCAGAAGAATTTATTCCAAGCATTTTTTCGTTTTGCCCCAGATACTGAATTAGAAAGAACGGAATTTGATGACATATATTCGGAAGACATAGAAGGACGTGGACAGTTAAAAAATAAACCAACTTCGTTCGGCGATGGTACAGGTATAGATATGTATAAATTTGTAGATAATACGGGGATGTCTTTGCATTACCGTTTTGCTTTAGAACTTAGAAAGACTGGGGTTAAGGATACCGTTAATAACTTAATACAACAATCTTGGTGGCGAGATTTATATGAAGAAGGTTCTAAGGGTAGAGATAGAAGTGCGGACCCTTTATCTGTAAATAATGAAGCTATAGATATTCTTAATGAAACATTAGGTGAGGCTTATAATGAAACCGTATACCGAATTATTGATAATAAAGACAATCAAGACGGTACTGTATGGTTAGATGAGTTCTTGCATACTTCTGATAAAAATAAAGAAGGAACTTCAGATTATGAAAAATACGGGCCTAGTGTTACTTTAAGGCAGATGGTGGATAGAATTGAGAAGAAAATAAATTTCTCAACAGGTGCACCCAAAGCTTATAAAGATATTTTCCAAGATTATGGATTAGACGAATTACTAGAAAGCAACCCTCAAATGCAAAGAGTTAATGACTAAGGACTTGCTCTTCTCACTCAATAATTAATAATATACACTTAACATCATGGCTAACACCTACGTAGATTACACAGCAACAGCAGCACAGCAGTACTTTGCTTTTAACTTTCCGTATCTTGAAGACGAACACGTTATTGTGGAAATCGAGGGTGTAGATCAAACGATCACTACAAACTACACCATTGAAACGTCTCCTACTCAACGCATCAATCTAAGCAATCCTACGACTGCTCTGGTTGGTGGTGAGTTAGTACGTATAAAACGTAGGTCAGCACCTAACACGAACCTCGTAGACTTCCAAAACGGATCAGTATTAACAGAGTCTGAGTTAGATAGAGCGTACTTACACAACCGTTACTTAGCTGAAGAAGCTACTGAAGGTGCGGATTCCGGTTTAAAAGAGCTGGAAGGTAGTACGAACTTTAACGCTAACAACAAACAGATCAAGAACTTAGCGGACGGTACATTAGCAACCGATGCAGTTAACAAAGGATACATAGACACACAGATCGCACTTACCGATACCAACTTAGCTGGGTTCTATAAATCTACACACACTGGTAACGGCACTGATAACGTCTTCACTCTTTCGTTTACCCCGCAAACAACAGACGCAAAAGCGTACATCGTATCGATAGACGGTCTCGTACAAGTTCCAGATACGGACTACACGATAGGTGCTACAGCTATTACATTTAATACGATACCTTCTAACTCTGCTGAGATATGTGTGGTTGCTACTGCTGCGGCTTCTGTTGCTACGGTTAATGAAGCACAAGTAACAGCTACAGGTTCAACCACAGCTAGAAGTCTTGCTAGTCGTTTTGCTGATTTTGTTAATGTTAAAGACTATGGAGCTACAGGCGACTACCATGCTGTAAATAACCCAACATCAGACGATACAACCGCTATTCAAAATGCGATTACAGCTGCTACTAGCTTTAGTCCTCAAAAAACTTTATATTTCCCTGCTGGGACTTACAAAATCAATACAGAAATAACATTACCTCAACTTGTTTCAGGTGACTGCTCTATAATTGGGGATGTTAAATGGGCGTTTAATAAACAAATAAAGCAATCAGGCAGGTTTAGGGTTCAGGGAAATATTACATTAGATAGTGTTTGGTATAGCGAATTTGAATACCTAGAAGCTTTAAATGGTGATGTTAAACTAGAATCTACGGACAATCAATGGGGTACATTTTGGAATAACTTTGGCACTATCATTTGTGATTTACTTGAATTTAATGTAGATGGTGGGCAATCCGTTAATCAAAATAGTTTTCAGAATATACGAGCTTCCGAAGGGGTTCATGTAAAAGGCGTTAATACTTCAGGTACTAGGGAGTGTCACAACAATGTTATTTATAGTTTAGACACCACAGGTGCTGATTTAACCGCAACAGACACCACGACAGGTCATCATATTTTAAACGACTCAAATCTTAATCAATCAAATACTGTAGTTAATTGGTACGCTGAAACTACAGGAAATCGAAAAGTAACAGGTAATTGGAATATACTCGGAAGTAATGTAGATTCTAATGGGCATTTTGTACAAGTGGAGCGGGAGAACCATTATCTATTTTCAGGAGGCACGGGTCGTAACGGTGACTACTTTGCGGGTTCTCCTATAAATAAAGCAAGAGGTGGTTCTTTTAAACAGTTTAAACGAAATCAGCTTCCTATCGGTTTATCTGCGGGTGGGGGAGTAAATTATCAAACAGTATCCACTACAGATTCTCCAGACGGTAATCCTATTGCTGTTAAGTTTACAGGTACAGTAAGTTTTTCGGTTTTGAGTTTTTCTTATCCGTTAGGAAGTTCAAGTCAATTAGGGTTTACAGCTTTTATAAAAACAGCCAATAGCCCGTCTTTATCTGTTGAGGTTAGAAACGCTAGTGGTGGTTTTAACTCTCCGGGTATAACTTTACAAAATGTAAAAAATGATTGGTATCTAGTAAGATTTAGTATCGGTGCTGATTACTTAGGCGGGTCGGGTCAGACAAATGGTTTGATAAGAATCTTTTTAACAGGGAGTTCAGTACCTTCTCCAAATCCTGAAATTACTTTGGGTTCATATTTTATAGCAACCGAGCAAACTGCTTTCTTACCGCAATACGAGCAAGGAGTTAAAGAAATCTACGACACAACTTTTCCAACAGCCGCTGGTACGATATGGGAAGTTGGCGATGTTTGCTGGAATACTACACCTGCTGCTGGAGGAACTCCGGGTTGGATATGTGTAACCGCTGGAAGTCCGGGTACTTGGAAGGCGATGGCTTCTTTAGCTGTATAAACCATGATCGACTCCATCTCTAGCTTTCTTAACACCGGACTGGTCGTCGCTCTTGGCGTGATCGGGTGGATTATCAAACGTGTTATTGAACGTCTTGATCTCGGTGAGAAAAGAATGACTAAGATAGAGGTGGAGTTAGCTGCACAACGGGAAAGAGATAGAGCTGTTGAAGCACGGATCGCAAAGGTAGAAGAAGCACTTAAAGAAGTTCACACTAAATTAGATCGTATGATGGAGGTATTAGTACAGAGATGAAACAAGGATTATACGCAAACATTAATAGAAGAAAGAAACTCGGCATCAGTCGCAGTAAAAAGAAGTCAACGATTACACCAAAAGCTTACGCTAATATGAAGCGTGGGTTTAAGAAGAAGTAGTAATGCCGTACTCACAATACAGCTTAAAACAAAAACGCTTAGCTGCTGTGGCTGGCGATAAAAAGAAGATAACACAAGCGGACATCGTAGCGTTGAAACGTCGTGGTGTTACTCTGAAGGGCCGTGGCAAAAAAGCGTAAAGGCGTATCACTGTCGATAGGCAGAGGTGAGAAAAGCAAGAAGGGCGGACTCACTGCAAAGGGAAGAGCTAAGTATAACAGAGCTACAGGTTCTAAACTTAAAGCTCCTCAGCCCGGCGGTGGTCCACGTAAGCGTTCCTTCTGTGCTAGGATGTCTGGCGTAAAGGGACCGATGAAAGATAGTAAAGGTCGTCCGACCCGTAAGGCTTTGGCTTTGCGTAGGTGGAAGTGCTAACACATGGCTAGACCGTACAGAAGACCTCGTGTTGTTAGACCGAGTCCATTGATCGCTCAATACAATACACTTGGAGCAGTGGCTTCGGGAAGTGCGACGGAAGCGGTAACTACAGCAACGGCTGCTAAAGCAGTGACAGATTCCATTTTAGCCGACCCTGACATCATCGGATTAAGTGGTGGTGATGCACCGTTGAGTGACCCACAGATCGATTCTTTAGGAGCAACTGCTAGTGATAACTTAGATGTTTACGAAGGAGGAGGAGCATAACAAATGGCTACATTTAGTAAAAGAATACAACTTAGAAGGGATACCCCCAGTAACTGGTCGTCTACCAACCCCGTACTTTTAGAAGGGGAGATAGGCCTTGAATTGGATAGCAGTCGTAACAGGATGAAGATCGGAAACGGGACGGATGCTTGGAATGATTTACCGTACTTCTTAGACGCACACGAGGAGGATGTTGGTGATTATCAAGACTTTATAGATGGATTAAATACACCGTAGAGCAATGAGCAGTTTACTTACACAGTTAGGTCAGAAGGTTAAAGCCAAGCTTGATAACAAGTTTGATAAGTCCGGAGGCTTGATTAGTGGTTCGGTAAATATATCACAATCTCTGCAAATTGGATCATATCTTACATCAAGTTTACCAGAAGCAGGTACATCAGGACGTATCATTTATGTCACGGATGGAGATGGTAGTGGTGGTCCTTGTATAGCTGTTGACGATGGAACAGCGTGGAAAATCGTAGAGCTTGGCGGTGCGGTACCTACTGCTACTCATATACTTGCAGAAGATGGAGACAGCTTAACGACTGAGGCTGGAGCTATTTTAATCACCGAGCCAGCTTGACAGTTATTAGCTGTCCTTATACTCTTTCTAAACACAACTAACCCACAACAAAGGATTATATATTATGTCTAGTTTGCTTACCCAATTGGGTCAAAAAACAAAAGTAGAGCTTGATA